GGTTGTCTGGATGCGTAAATGTGCAGAAATCTGGGTCTTCGGTGAACCAACTCGTGATATGAAATGGGAGATTAAGAAAGCCCAGAAAAAGAACCAACCAGTCCGCTATTTCACTGAATTTTTGGAGGTTATTAAATGAAATTTACTTTATTCACCGCTAATACCACTGGTAATCAAGCTAACACGCTTTATCCCAATCAAGTCACTATTTCATCAAAACAAGACCTACTGTCTGCCATCAAGCTTGATAATACTTGTGCTGACTTTAAGGACTACAAGCGAAATATCGACAACTTCATCAAGGCAGACTGCCTGGTAATGGACTGTGATAACGATCATTCTGATGACCCAACAGTATGGATTAAACCAGAAGATATCCAAAAATACTTCGAAGGTGTTCCCCATGCCATTACCTTTAGTCGGAATCACATGAAGGAAAAACACGGTAAGACTCCCCGGCCTAAGTTCCATGTCTACTTCCCCATTACGGAAATGATGGATGCTGCAAACTATGCGGAACTAAAGCATGAAATTCAGGACTTTTTCCCCTACTTTGACAATAATGCTTTAGACGCTGCCCGCTTCGTCTTTGGAGTAGCCAATCAAGAAATTATCTGGGTTGAAGGTGATGAGGCAGTCGACCGATTTATTATGGGACAGCGCTACTTCAACCAATCAGATACATCGACTACCATCAGCCAAGGTAACCGTAACTCAACCCTATCCCATTTTGCCGGACGGGTGATTATGCGCCTTGGTAATACCGATGAAGCCTATCAAGCTTTCTTAGATGAAGCAGCGAAGTGTGACCCACCATTAGGAGACCAGGAACTAAACACCATCTGGCAAAGTGCCATTAAATTTGGTATCCGGATGGCCAAACAACCTGGCTACGTGCCACCGGCTAAATACGAACAAGAAAATGAAGCTCTAAAGCCATCCGACTATTCTGACACTGGCCAAACTTATGCTTTTGTTGAGAACTGCCAAAGCAGGGTAACTTACACCAACCAAACTGGCTTCATGTGGTTTGACGGGAAGGTCTGGCAAGAATCAGAAGCTCTCGCCTTAGGTGAAGTCCAGCGGTTCACCGATAAGCAATTAGCCTATGCGGATAGCTTGGTTAAAACTGCCACTGCCACTATGAAAAAGAATGGCGCTTCACAAATCTTAGGGGCGATGAGTAAGACCAAGGCGCAACAAACCTTTGACGAAGAACAGGCTAAAAGTTATCAAGCTTATGAGAGCGCTAAGCAATTCCGTAACTTTATCATCAAGGAACGAAGCGTTCACGGTATTGCTGGTTGTTTAAGTAATTCCCGTCCTAGGTTAGTTCGTGACATTAATAACTTTGATGCTGATCCATTCTTAATCAACACCCCGGCTGGTCCGTACAATCTAAAGAAAGGACTAAATGGCAAGCAAGACATCAAATCTGATGAACTAATCACCAAGATGACCAACTACTCGCCTAGCGCTAAGGGAATAGACATCTGGCAAGAAGCCCTAGAAACCTTCTTCTGTGGTGACCAAGAGCTAATCAATTACGTGCAAGAGATTGTTGGCCTAGTCGCCATCGGTCAAGTTTTCCTTGAAGCTCTCATCATCGCTTATGGAGATGGCCGTAATGGTAAATCAACATTTTGGAATACTATCGCTAACGTTATGGGTTCTTATACTGGTCACCTATCCGCTGATGCCTTAACGGTTGGTGTCCGGCGAAACGTTAAACCCGAAATGGCCGAAGTCAAGGGTAAGCGCCTCATCATCTCCGCCGAACTGGAGGAAGGTAAACGACTCAATACCTCAACCATTAAGCAACTCTGTTCAACTGACGAAATCTATGCCGAAAAGAAATACATGAAGCCCTTCTCCTTTGTCCCTAGTCATACCTTAGTGCTTTACACCAATTACCTGCCAAAGGTTGGTGGCAACGATGATGGTATCTGGCGCCGGTTAATTGTTATCCCCTTCAAAGCCAAGATTACCGGCAAGAGTGACATCAAAAACTACACTAATTACCTTACTAAAAATGCTGGGGAGGCAGTTATGCAGTGGATCATTGAGGGCGCCAAAAAGATTATTAAGGCTGACTACCAGCCTACCGTGCCACCAGTCGTCCAAGAAGCCATTAAGGCCTACCACGCTGAAAATGACTGGCTGGGCCACTTTTTAGAAGAGTGCTGTGAGGTTGATCCCAGTTATGCTGAAAAATCGGGTGACTTCTACAATGAATACCGGCTTTATTGTCAGCGCCAGGGTGAGTATATCAGGAACAGTGCTGACTTCTATACGGCCTTAAGCCTTGCTGGTTTTGGTCGTAAAAGATCTAATAATGGTCGATTCATCACTGGCCTACGTCTTAAAAATGATGATTTTGACTTTCTCGATTAATGGGAGGTGTCACTGGGGTGTCACTCATCGGGGGCTAAAAAGCCTATTATTGCGGTCTTTATTCTATTTAGTGACACCTCTGACACCTCTTTACCATTAAGTATATAGAGAAAAAATTTAAAAAATAGTATAGGGAAGTATAGGTAACCAGCTGGCAGAGGTGTCACTAATGCCCCTTAACCACTGATGTGTCAAACTTTATCAGAAATCACCATAGTGACACCTCCCTAGCTTGGAGGAGCTTATGCGTGAAAACAAAATTGAATCTGCTTTTGTAAAAGCAACTAAAAACCGGGGTGGGCTTTGCTTGAAATTCGTCTCCCCTTCCATGGCCGGTGTTCCTGACCGCTTAGTGCTATTACCTAATGGCCACTTTGCCTTTGTTGAGATGAAAGCCCCCGGCAAGCATCCCCGACTTTTACAAATCAATCGAATCAACCAACTCCAGCAACTAGGTTTTCTAGTCTATTGCTGTGATAACTTAAATCAAATTGGAGGAATCCTGGATGAAATACAATCCTCATGAATATCAACAATATGCGACCAACTTTATCATTGACCACCCTGTTGCGGCGATTTTACTTGATATGGGTCTAGGTAAGAGCGTAATTACCCTGACCGCCATCAACGACCTCATCTATAACCATTTTGAAGTTAACCGGGTTTTAGTCGTCGCCCCGTTGCGAGTGGCTAAAAATACTTGGCCCACCGAAATTAAGAAATGGGACCACTTAAAACAGCTTACCTATTCAGTAGTGACGGGAACTAAGCAACAACGTCTAGCTGCTCTTCAAAAAGACGTCAATCTCCACATCATTAACCGTGAAAACTTAAAGTGGTTAGTTGAAGAATCTGGTTTCCCATTTTGCTACGATATGATTGTTATTGATGAGCTATCCAGTTTTAAGTCCTATCAATCCCAACGGTTTAAATGTCTTAAGAAAGTTCGCCCGCGAGTAAAACGAATCATTGGTTTAACTGGAACCCCATCATCAAATGGCTTGATGGACCTCTGGGCTGAGTTCCGGGTTCTTGATATGGGGCAACGTTTAGGTCGCTACATCAGTCACTATCGCACTACCTACTTTGACCCCGACAAACGTAACCAGCATATGATTTTTACCTACAAGCCTAAACTTGGAGCAGAACAACAAATCTACCAACAAATTAGTGATATCACCATCTCCATGAAGTCCAAAGATTACCTGAAGTTGCCACCGCTCACGTTAAACACCGTCAAAGTTCAACTTTCTGATAAAGAAACTGTTGTCTACAATACCATGCGCGAACAGCTAGTCGTTGCTACCCAAGGTAAACAAATCGATGCTTTAAATGCAGCCTCCCTTTCTAACAAGCTTTCGCAAATGGCTAACGGGGCTGTTTATGACAGTGATAAGAATCAGGTTGTAATTCATGAACGCAAACTTGATGCGCTGGAAGATTTAATCGAAGCCGCTAATGGTAAGCCCGTCTTGATTGCTTATTGGTTCAAGCATGACTTAGAAAAAATCAAGCAACGCCTTGAAGTACAAGAAATTAAAACCAACCAAGACATTACCGACTGGAACCGAGGAAAGATTCCCATCGGCGTGATTCATCCCGCATCGGCTGGGCATGGCTTAAACTTACAAGCTGGTGGCTCTACGCTAATCTGGTATGGCTTAACTTGGAGTCTGGAACTTTACCAACAAACCAACGCTCGGCTCTGGCGTCAAGGACAAACTAATCCGGTCATCATCCACCACATCATCACCCAAGGCACGATTGATGAAGATATTCTTGCTGTCTTGAAGCGCAAGGATAAAACACAAACGGCTTTAATCAATGCCGTCAAAGCTAACTTAAAAGGAGTGGTCAACCAATGACTAATATCATGTGGAACTATCTCGACAAGCGTGAAGCTACTGTCGCCGCTCTCAAAGACTATAATGACATGCAGTTCATCATCAATGACTATCAAAACCAAGTTCATAAAATTAAAGAAAAGATGCTCCACCTACAATCTCCAAAACTTGGTGGTGTCCCCGGTGGAACCGGTAATGACAATGCAACTGAGACCCGCCTAATCACTGGTATTACTAAACTAGATAAGGTCAACGAACGCTACCAAGTTGCCCGCGACTACTTTGATTGGTTTGAACCCGCTTGGCAGCAGCTCACTGACGAGGAACGATTTGTCCTAGATTCCTGTTACCGCATCCCCAACCAGTCACTCAATCATGGACTTACCATCTTGATGAACAAGTACTTCATTGCTAAGACCACTGCCTACAACAAGAAGAACAAAGCTCTGGACCATTTGACCCTCTTGCTTTATGGTAGCCACCATTAAGAAGGTAAAAACGTGAACACACTTCTTAATTCTCGGTGCTATACTGATAGTGTAGAGTAGTAAAACAAACTGAATTTCCTAACTAAGCCTGGTGGTTTCTAACCACTGGGCTTTTGTTATGGACTCAGAAAGGAGAACCATCATGCCCTACTCACCCAAGAAACCCTGTCGCTATCCAGGTTGCTGCAAGTTAACCCACCAAACCTACTGCGAAGAACATACAAAGTTGGTTGCAAGAAACTACGACAAGTACCAACGCCCCGCCCGGACTAAGAAAAGCTATGGTCGCGCCTGGCAACGGGCACGCAACCACTACATTCAACTCCATCCTTTTTGTGAGATGTGCCTACGGTCAGGACGCTACACCCAAGCGACTGAAGTCCACCACGTCTTACCTATCTCCCAAGGTGGCACCAATACTCAAGACAACTTAATGTCACTTTGCAAAACATGCCACTCTAGGATCACAGCTGAAATGGACGACCGCTGGCACCAACGACCCCAAACCTATCATTACTGACGGGAGGGGCGGTCTAAATCGCTTTTGGCAAGCGCCAAGGGAACGGGGATGGGCCTTCGCGTACAAAAAATCGAATTCAAACGGGGTATTAACCCGACACATAAGTCGTCAAAAATAAGGAGGTAATAATTTAACCATGGCTAAGGACGGGACTAATCGTGGTGGTGCCCGGGTTGGTTCTGGTCGAAAACCGAAAGCCTTAGCCGATAAATTAGCAGAAGGCAAAAGTGGTACGGTTATCGACTTACCCACCCCAACTTCACTAGAAGGACGGGACATGCCACCAGTCAAAGATTATTTAAAAGCAAAACAGAAAAATGGTAAGGATTTAGAGGCAGCTGAAATATTTGAAGAAACCTGGAAATGGCTGATGGAACATGGCTGTGAAAATTTGGTTAATACTCAACTCATTGAACAATATGCAATGAGCGTTAGTCGGTGGATTCAATGCGAGGAATGCATTTCAGAATACGGTTTTCTCGCTCGTCACCCGACAACTGGAAACGCCATCGCTTCGCCCTACGTCTCCATGAGCCGTGATTACATGAAGCAGTCCAGTCAACTCTGGTTTCAAATTTTCCAGGTGGTCAAAGAAAACAATGCCACCACCTACCAAGGTAATACGCCTCAAGATGATGTTATGGAACGTTTATTACGTACCAGGAAAGGAATGAACTAATGGAATTTGCAAAGAAGAAACTCACCGAATTAATTCCAGCGGACTACAATCCCCGCAAGGATTTAAAACCCGGTGACCCGGAATACGAAAAGTTAAAGCGCTCACTAGATGAGTTTGGCTACGTTGAACCAATTATCTGGAATAAGCGTACGGGCAATGTCGTCGGTGGCCATCAACGACTAAAGGTTCTTAAGGCTGATGGCATAAAAGAAGTCGAGTGTGTTGTCATTGACTTTGACGAGGAAAAAGAAAAAGCCCTCAACGTAGCCTTAAACAAAATCAACGGTGATTGGGACAACGATAAGTTAGGCCTATTGATTACGGACTTACAGGCTTCTGACTTTGATGTATCTTTAACAGGTTTTGATGAAGCCGAAATCGCTAATCTACTAGAATCGGATGATGAAGCAACTGATGATGATTTTGATGTTGATGGCGAACTGGAAAAGCCCACCTTTTCAAAATCCGGTGATTTATGGCACCTTGGTAAGCACACTTTATTATGTGGTGATTCAACTAAGCCGGAATCATACCAAAATCTCCTCGGTGATAATAAAGTAAATTTAGTCTTAACCGACCCGCCCTATAACGTTAATTACCAAGGTAGCGCCGGTAAGATTAAGAATGACCATCAAAAAGACGACCAATTCTACCAATTCTTACTCGATTCATTTCGTTGTATGTACGACTCTATGGCTGATGATGCCAGCATCTATGTTTTCCACGCCGATACTGAAGGTTTAAACTTCCGGAAAGCATTCCAAGATGCTGGTTTTTATTTATCCGGTTGTTGCATTTGGAAGAAGCAATCTTTGGTATTAGGTCGTTCTCCTTACCAATGGCAACATGAACCCATCCTTTTTGGCTGGAAAAAGTCCGGCAAGCATGAATGGTATACCGGCCGAAAGGAATCAACCATTTGGGAGTTTGACCGACCAAAGCAAAACGCTGACCACCCGACCATGAAGCCTATCCCGCTGTTGGCCTACCCTATTTCTAATTCAACCATGACTAATTGCACCGTACTTGACCCCTTCGGTGGTTCAGGTTCAACCTTAATCGCTTGTGAACAAACGGACCGGATTTGCTACATGATTGAACTTGATGAGAAGTTCTGTGACGTCATCATTAAACGCTATATTGAACAAGTTGGTTCTGATAAAGAAGTCACGGTCGAACGTGATGGTCAAACTTTACCCTTTAATCAGGTCAAAATTGATGCGAAATAGCTTGCTATTACTGTGCTTTAGAGTGATGTATGTAGTAACCAAAGAACAGGAGGAAATTTAAAATGTTACTACAATACAATGTTCAAGGAGATGGGCGTAAGGCCCTTGTTAGAGAAATTGAAGCAATCACAGAACAAAAGGCCGAATACGAAGGCACTCCAACCTTTGCCTACCAAATTGGCGAATACCGGGTTACCCGAAACGGTGAATTGGTCTGTGAACACCCTATCCCTGATGGCCTAATTAACGCACTTGAAGAAGCTGGTTTTGAACAGACTACCACCAATACCGATTTGGTTATCTCCTATCCAACCAGTAAATTTACCGAACTAGCCTTACTAAATTTGCAGCGCCTAGTCAGGTCTAAAAGCACACTAATTAAACACGCACTAGGCATTAACAATCTACCAATTGAAATTACCGAAGAAACTGTCAGCTTCCCATGGTTTGGTCAACTTAAACCGGAAGAAACCACTGCTTATACCCACTTCATCGACAAACTGGTGAAACTGGCCATGAAGCTACAAAGAGTAACCTGCTATTCCCGAGAATACACTAATGAAAGATATTCATTCCGGGGCTTCCTGCTAAAGCTTGGCTTCATTGGCAAAGAGTACAAAACGGACCGTCGAATCTTACTACAAAACCTTTCTGGTAATGCCTCATATCTACACGGACCTAGAAAGGAGGAAAAACCAGATGATACCAACCACCCAGCAACTCAAGAAGCTTAAAGACAAATACCCTGCCGGATCTGTTGTAAAATTGTTGGCCATGGATGATCTTCAAGCCCCACCAGCTGGAACAATTGGCATCGTTACAGGTGTTGATGATATTGGCGATATCCTGGTCGATTGGGAAACCGGTAGTCACCTCAAACTGATTTATGGTCAAGATAAATGGGAGGTAATCAAATGGACCGCATCAAAAAAGAATTAGCGTTACGCAACCATCTTAGAAACGAGATTAACCAAATTCGTAATACCGGTGAAGTTAATATGTTTGATGTCCCCAATGTTAAGCGCCTAGCTTACTACTATAACTGCCACGCGCTGATTCGATTCCTTGAAGAAAGTCGCGCTGACTACATCAACTTTATCCTAACCGGCAACTTCGAATAACCACTATGGGCACCACTCCATTTTAGGAGCTAGTGCCTTTTTACGTAGAAAGGATGTGATTGAAATTTGCGCGAACTAAAGAATTACCAACCCACTAAATACATGGACGAGGGTTCAACTTATGACAAGGATGCCGCCGACTTTGCGGTCTCTTTTATTGAATGCCTCTGTCATACCAAGGGAACCTGGGCTGGAAAACCTTTTGAGTTAATCGATTGGCAGGAAAAAATCATCCGCGACATCTTTGGCACCTTAAAACCCAATGGCTATCGGCAATTTAACACTGCCTATATCGAGATTCCTAAAAAACAAGGCAAATCTGAACTAGCGGCGGCAGTCTCCCTCCTTCTCTGCTGCGCGGATGGTGAAGAACGAGCCGAAGTTTATGGCTGTGCGGCTGACCGTCAACAAGCCGCTATTGTCTTTGATGTGGCCGCCGACATGGTTAGAATGAACCCAGCCTTAAAGAAACGAGTTAAAATCTTAGCTTCGCAAAAACGGATTATCTACCAACCCACCAATAGCTTTTACCAGGTGCTATCGGCTGACGCTTACTCCAAGCACGGCTTTAACGTTTCTGGCGTTATCTTCGATGAACTTCATACCCAGCCTAATCGAAAGCTTTATGACGTTATGACCAAAGGTTCTGGTGATGCCCGGACTCAACCTCTCTACTTCTTAATTACCACGGCTGGAACGGACACCCACTCCATCTGTTATGAAATTCATCAAAAGGCTTTAGATATTATGAGTGGGCGCAAGCATGACCCCACCTTCTACCCAGTAATTTATGGCTCTAAAGAAAGTGACGACTGGACGGACCCTAAAGTTTGGCAAAAAGCTAATCCCTCTCTTGGTATCACAGTCTCCATTGATAAGGTCAAAGCGGCCTTTAATTCTGCTAAGGAAAACCCCGCCGAAGAAAATACCTTCCGCCAGCTTCGCCTTAATCAGTGGGTTAAGCAATCCGTCCGCTGGATGCCAATGGATAAGTGGGACGCCTGCGCCTTTCCAGTTGATGAACGCGCGCTTGAAGGTCGGGTTTGCTATGGTGGGCTAGACCTGTCGTCGTCAACCGACATCACCGCCTTTGTCCTAGTCTTTCCACCGGAAGATGGGGCAGAAGGTTTTACAATTCTACCCCATTTCTGGATTCCGGAGGACAATGTTGATCTTAGGG